ATCTCGAGCGCGCGCTGCTCGAAGTCGATCTCGACGGTGGCGTCTTTGACTCGCACGCGAAACAGCCACGTGCGCAGTGCATCGACCACGTACGCACGTGCAAGCTCCACGGTCGTCTCGTCGAGGTTGCGGTAGCGGATCAGCTGGAGCACCGAGCCGAACTCGGGGCGCCACTGCAGCTCACCTTGAGTGCTGCCGCTCGTGGCGAGCGTGCCGAGTACCTGCCGCACGTTCGCACGCACTAGCGTGATGTCGTCCGCGTTCGCGAAGTCACCCTTGGCATCGCGCGTGAGCGGAGCAAGGATGCCGCGCCCGAACGCGATCGGGTTCACCACCTGCGCCGTGCCCGACGTGGTGCGCGAAGGCACGCCGGGCTTCGTCGTCACCGGCGGGCGAAGGAACTGATAGCCGAACGATTGCGGCACGGCTCAGAATCCGATCGCGCCGAGCACTCGGCCGAGAAGGGGTTGATCGAAGTCCGCCGTGCCGTCGATCACACGCACCCAATCTACGAGCGCGGTCGGGCCGGGTGCGCCCACCACGTTGTTGTGCGAGTTCCCGCCCACACCGAACGCCTCGGGCGTCTGCGGCAGCGTTGCGGTTTCGAGGAAGATCCACGCGACGCCATCGGTGGAGTAGTCCCACGAGATGTCAGAACCGCTCACACGCGCACGCATGTAGACTGAGTTGGTCGCGATGCCCGCGACGGTGAACAGGACGCTGCCGAAGGTGTTGAACGAGGTGTAGCGGTTGAGCGCGAGCGTCATCGTGCCCGCCGCACCCGCGGAGGTGTTGTCCGTCTGGATGCACAGCACGTCGAGATCGGCAGTGGCGGGCAGCGTCGTCACGTTGCCAAGAATGAACAGCCCTGCCATGTCGAAGTCGGTGGTCAGTAGCCCCTGCACCGCGACCTTGGCGACTACCGTAAACGTCGCGCTCGGGATCGGCTGGTAGATGCCGCTCCAGTTGATTCCTCCGACGCGCGGCTTCGCGATCTTCACGTGGCTCTTGGTCACGGAGATCGTCGCGTTCGCAGGCTGGTCCCACACTGTCCACTTGAGGGCGAGGCTCGGGCCGTCGAAGTCGTCGTCCTCCGCGCCGGGGGTGAGACCGGTGGGCGCGTCAGCCTCGTAGAAGTTGATCGGAGTGATCGCACCGCCACCGACGGCGTTCCACACCGCACCGTCGAATGAGTACACGGTGTCCGTGTCGAGCACGTAGGCGATGTCGCCCTCCACCGCGTCGAGTTGCGTGTCGCGCTCGGTGGTGTCTGCGAAGATCCAGTGTGAGGTCTTGGTAGCCATGAGTCCTCAGATCAGTGGACCGCCGAGGTCCACAGCCACGAGCACGTTGACGGAGGCAGCGATCTGCCCGCCAGTCCCGTTCACCTGCGCGACGAGTTGCGTACCGCTTGCGGAGATGCGGAAGCGCGTGTCGATGTCGCCCTCTTGCGCGATCGTGCGGAGCAGCGATGGGGCGCCAGCGTTGAGCGTCCACACCTGCTCCACGTAGCCCCACGTCGCGTTGCCCGTGAGCGTGAAGCGACCGACGAACATCGCGCGCACGACCGCGACACCGAGGCCAGTACCTCCCGTCGCGGGCTCGGTGATTGGGTCGCCCATGTCCACCCAGAGGCCACCGTCGGGCACGTTCAGGTAGGAGCGCCCGGTGACGTAGGCGCCATCTGTGTTGAGCTCGATCCTCGTGTCGTCCGTGAGGATCGGATTCGTGGGGCCGCTCGTGTTGCCTGCGGCGAGCACCGTCGCCCAGTCACCGCTGGGAGGCGGCGGTCCGCCTCCGATTTCAGGTGTGTTCCAGTCGAACAGCCACCCGTTGCCGCTGGGCTGCCGCGGATCTGCGGGAGCGTCCACAGCGACGCACGTGTAGAAGAACGCGAACGAATCCATGGGGCCAAGAAGTGCCAGGTCGAACACACCCGACGCAGGCCCAGGGGGAACAAGGTCGGCGGTGACGGTCCACGCGGTGCCTGGTCCACCGGGCTGGCTCACCGCCGTGACGTTCAGCAGAAGGAGACCTGTGTCCTCCGATGAGAGCAGTACGGTCAGGTCCACCAGGTCAGGCAAGGTACCGCCCGTGCCGGTGATCGTGAACGTGATCGCAGGTGAGGACGCAACGATCGTCGATGGCGAGATGCTGTCAACGGTGCCCGGCGGGAGCTGCTCGACATCCTCGACTGCCTCCCATGTGAGCACGTTGTAGGGGGCCGTCAGCACGCCGGCTGGGATCGCAAGGCGCACGCCAGGGTTGAGGAACGTCGGGCCGGGCGTGACAACGTACTCCGCGGCGTCGGTCTCGATGCCGAAGAGCGAGTTGTCGCTGAACAGGAAGATGCCGATGCGGCGCCCGCCGTCGCCCGGCTGAATCGTGGGGAACGCCACGCGCACCTTGGTCGCTGGCGCATCTGGGGACTGCACTTGCGCGCGCTGTCCCATGTCGAGCGTGAGCAAGTCGTAGTCGCCGGAGGGCACCTGAACGACGCTGATGTCCGTGACCGGATCGCGCCCGCCGGTATCGCCTGCGACCACGGTGAGGTCGATCGAGTTCGCCTCCTGCACGATGCTCACGGACGAGTCCGAGGAGCGCAGGCTGCGGAGGTTGAGCGTGCCGAGCGTGATGTCGCGCCCCACGCCCGCGCCGATTCCTACGTTCGCGAACGCGGACAGCCCGCCACCGTCGAGCTCGGGCGGGCACGCGCACGTGTCCACGCGCAGCTCAGGCTGACTCGGCCAGCCGCCGACGCGCCGCACGGTGAACGTGCGCCCGCCTGGCGTGGGCGTGATCGTCGAGAACGAGTACAGCGGCTGAAAGAACTCGCCGTCGTGCACGAGCTCGACCTGCCCCGTTGCGCGGAACACAGCCCACACGAACACGCGCAGCTCGTCCACGAGCGGGTCGATCACGTCGAAGCGCAACGCGGCGTCGGCCGCGATCGGAGTGCCCGCGGGCGGCTGGAGGTTCGTGATGATTGCCATGGCGCGCCACGGCCATCTTAGCAGCCGCGCGCCTTGCCGCCGAGACCGGCGAGGGGATCGAAGAACGACGGCAGCACAGGGATCGGGATCGCCAGGCGTACGATCTCGAGGAGCTGGATCAGCAGGTCAATCAGCACGATCTGATCTTCAAGCGCGAGCACGTCAGCGATGAACGTACCAAGGCACGGGATCTTGAAGCGGCTGAGCCCGATGATCTCGAGGAACAGGTTGATCACACCGATCAACCTGTTCACCGGCTTCGCGCTTTCGTTCTGCCAGATGATCAGCTTGTCGAGGTCGTCGAACGCGCACGGCAGCACGCGCGCCAGCGCGAGGTTGCCGGGGCGCCTCGCGGCGGTCTCCGCGTCGAGCAGACGCACGAGAAGCTCGAGCGCGCGCAGCACCTGATTGCGGATGCCTCGCAGGTACAGGATCAGCACCTCGAGCAGTCCGGCAACGAGCGCAGGCAAGGACAGCTGCGGGAGCAACTGCAGCAGCGCCGCGACCTTCTGCGCGAGACCGGGGAGGCACTGGACGATCTTCACCGGGTCGAGCGTGGAGATCGCCTTGATGCAGTCGAAGATCGCCACCACCACGTCGATGATGTTGAAGATCGGCTGGAGCGGAGCGAGCGCCGCGTTCGCCTGAGCGAACAGCTGACGGATCAGCTTGTCCGGCTGCGGCGGCACAAGGTCCGGCAGCGTGGCGCAAACCTCGAGCCCGCCGGGGAAGGTGAGGCACACCTCGCCCGGCACCACGTCCACATCGATGCAAAACTCGCGAAGGTCGGGCAGCGGCATGTCAGATCTGGTCCCTGATGCCGTTGGTGACCTTGCGCCCTGCGATCTGCAGCACGCTTGCGTCAATGTCGATGATGCCCAGCGAGCGCAGCACAATGCCGCCCGGTGCTGAGATCGCGCAGGTTCCGTTGGTGGCGTCGAGCTCGATCATCAGCGCGTTACCTCCCGCGAGGTCTTCGTCGTTCACGCCTTCGATGTCGCGCTTGCGCTTGATGAAGAATCGCTCGCGCCCCTCACGCTCGTCGAACACCATCACGTAGGTGTTCGTCTCGTACACCTTGATGCGGTCGGCGTCGTTCGGATTCTCGTCGAGCGCGTCGCGTGCCTGCGTGGGAACCTCGGAACCGAGGTCAGGACGCACGCCCCAGTGTCCCGTGAGGAAGCGCGGCTTGTCGGGGTCTCCACCGAGAAAGAACACGTACACCTCGGAGCCGATCGCGGGCACGTCGAAGAACCCACGCTGCGACACGCCAGCGCCGACGTTACCCACGGGGAAGGCCCAGTCCGAGTCGGGGTCGTCCACCACACCAGGCACGCGGATACGCACGCGCCCGAGCTTGAGCGGGTCCACGTTGTCCGTCACCACCCCCTCGTAGATGAAGGGGTAGGCGTTCGCGCTGGGCATTCCAAGAGGGGAGATCACTGGAAAGACTCTCCCACATCCGTGCCGCCGGTGTCGTACTCTCGCCCGCCGGTGTTCTCGTAAACGGTGATCTCGCGACCATCGGTGTCGAGGGTCTTCACGGGCCGCACTGGCGATTCGTTCAGCTCTTTCGTGTTCTTGTTGCCAAGAGCCTCGACCTCTTGCGGCGCCTCCGCAATCCTGAAGAGCGTTGCCGACGCGATGGATGCTTGGCCCGCCGTGTTCGTCGCGCCGCTGGCGCCAGCGATAGAGGAAAGGCGTTGTGCGCTCTCACCCAGAGCCGCGGCTGCGCGAGTAAGGTCACCGCCCTGCCGAACCGCAAGCGAGTCGATCGCGTCTGCCAAGGAGTTCGCTGTGCGCAGGATTCCTTCACCCCGGCCAGTGACCTCGAACTGTCCGGTTTCCCCATCGATCACACCGAACGCCTCTTGTACGTCTTGCGCCGCGGCTTGGCGGAGCTCTTCCGCGAGCTGAGCCAAGGAGGCGAACGCCTCTTCCTTCTCAGAAAAAGAGCCCTTGCCCTTTCCTCTTCCGCCTTGGAAGCCATCGGTGATGCACTTCACGTTCATCGTGTAACCGCCGCTGGCGTCGAGCGTGTGGTCAACCTCGCGCACGTAGTATTTACCGCTTATGCGCTTTCCGAGACCTACCACCTCGATCACGGTTTTGGCTTGCAGGGTAGGATCACCACGAAGCTGTAGGTTGAGCTTCACCGCACGCTGCGCAGTTCGGCGATATTTGCCCTTCGCCTCAGCGACTGCATCTTCCTGCGTTTGCACGTTTGAGGCGACAGTCGTTTCCTGCGCAACCTCGATCTTGTCTACAACGAAGTCACCAGATTCTCCGTCGATGGTTCCCGTGTATTCGGCGAGAACGTCGCGGCTCTTGTCTTCGCTGTTGGAGGCCGACGCTTCGATGTCCGTCTTGGCGATTGGGTCGCGAGACTTCACTGTGACTTTGCCGGGTCGGCGAGTCACGTCGTTCTCAACGCTGAAGTCGATGATGTCCCCGCCTTCAGGATCAGTGAAGTAGATGTACCGCCGGATCGGCGCTTGACCTACTCGTCGGCGATGCCAGTGAAGGCCGAAAGCGTCCACGTAGAACTCGAAGCCCTCGAGGACCGCGAGCTTCCGAAGAAGCTGGCCGTCGGTGAGATTGCTCTGCGCGATGCTGTCGAAGATTTCGACAGTCTCTTCGATGTCGGGCTCGAGAAAGCCGTTCTCTTTGGCGATCGTGCTAACGACATCCGATCTGCGCACGTTCTCGAACCGTCGGCGGCGCTTGAGGGTGTCGAGCAGCGCGCCCTGCTTG